GTGCCGGCTTTAAGCGTAGGGGCAATGTTCTTGGCGATTTCCTGGCCGCTTTGCGTACCGAATCGCATCGCTGCTTCCATCGCCAACTTATCGCCCTGGACTCTACTGAGGCCCTTATCCGGCCCTAGCGATACCATGCCCTCAATGCGTTGCAGTTCCGCTTGCAATTGCTCTTGAGGCGATGCCATGCCCTGCTTTGCTCGCTCTGCATCTTGCTCGGCTTGCTTCTTTTGCTTGGCTTCCTCGACCAACTTATTGAGCGTCTGATACCGCTTGATATCGTTCTCCGAGTAACCTGCGGCTTTCTGCTTAGCCGCCATGTATTCGTTTTCGCTCATCGTCAATTGGTCGTACTGATCGCGTAGCGACTTCATTTCCTCGATCTGCTTTTTGCGTAGTTCGCCGGCTTTCGCTTCTGCTGCTTTCGCCTTCTCCGCTGCCGCCTCTTCTTCCGCTCGTTGCTTGGCTTGCTCGGCTAGTTTAGCCGCCTCAGCGTCCACCTTTTTCTTGTTCTCAAGTCGCATCCATTCGGCGTGCATCGCATCCGCAATCGCATCTTCTTCCGCTCTTGCCAACTCGTTAAGGTTCAGTAGGTATTCATTCGACTTGCCTTGAGCATAGGAGACGAGGAAGCCCCATCCCTTGGCAAACGTACCCAGCCCTTCGGTTAATTTCTGCGTTCCGGCCCCTGATGCTTGCGTCCTGAATGCGTCGAGTAACGCAGTAACCGCTGGCGTAAGTTGATTGCCAATATCGATCGCCAACGCCTTAACATCCCCGCCCGCTTTAGCGAACTGGCCCGATAGAGTCGCGGCTAGTTTTTCGTTCATGCCTGCGAAGCGTCCACCCTCTTCGGTAGCCGACTTGAACGCATCCGCGACCATTTGAGCACTAATGGATCCCTGCTCCATTTTCTTCCGCAACTCTTCCATACTCATGCCGGTCGTGCGGCTGATTTCCTGGAGCGGGTTGAAACCTGCGTTGACCATCTGCAAGACTTCTTGCCCCATTAACTTCCCGTTGGCTTGCACTTGACCAAACGCAAGAGCAAGGGATTGAAATTGCTCTGGATTGCCGAGCGATATGGCCGAGAGACGTTGAAGCGTCGGCCGGATGTTATCCGCCGTTACGCCAAACTGGAGAAGCGTTTTCCCGGCTCTTGCAAAGTCGGAGAAGTTGATAGGCGATTCTACGTCTAACTTTTTGAAGTCCGCCATCAATTGGCGTGCCTTGATGCCTGAATCAGTCATCACCTCAAAAGCGACTTGGGCTTGCTCCATTTCGGATGCTATCTTGATCGTCGATTTAACCGCATTTGCAGCAACTCCAAAGCCGACGTAGCCCATCGCCATCCTCGCAAGCGATGATGTAGCCGTGTTCGTGACTGCAATGGATTCTTGCTTGGCTTGCGTGTTTTCCTTGACCATGCCAGTTGCCATCTTGACGACGCGGGCAAGCCCTTCTTCTGCTGCCTTTGCCCTGTCCGCGTAGATTGCCTCTAGGCCGTGCTTCTTAGCCATCGCGTCAACGGCTTGATTGTATTGATGGATGTCGATCTTGCCTTGCGTGAATGCCCTGTCTAGGGCCTGCACTTCTCGGTGCATTCTCTGCATCGGAGTTTCGGATTGCTGCAAGATGCGTGCTAGATTCGCCGCTTCCTTCGCTAGTTCTGCCTCTGCTTCCGCTGCCTTGCGTGCTTCACCTGCTAGCCTCTTTTCTGCTTCCGCTGATCGCTCTGCGTAGATCGCTGCAACACCATGCTTCTTAGTAAGCATGTCAACCGCTTGATTGTACTGATCGACGCTTATTTTGCCTTGCTGAAATTGAGCGTCCAGGAATCGCACGTCGTTAGCCAGTTTTTGCATTGGCGTAAGCGATGCGGAAATTATAGAGGATAGCCGCTGTGCCTCTGTTGCTAATTCCTTTTCAACCTCAGCCGCTTTTCTCGATTCCTCTACAAGTCGCTTTTCGACTTGTATTTGCTCCTCCATCGCTTCGGTTACAATGCCGAACTTTGCGATTAAATGGGATTGCGTTTTTGCATAGGTCTCTGCAGTGATCCCGCCTGCCGCGTACGCCCTGTCAAGCAACTGCATCTTCGCAGCGTACTTGTCCATTGGAGTCTCGGAGTCTCTAATCGCTCTGGCGATTGCGTTGAGTTCGTTGCGTGCAAACTCTCCGTTCTTCCTCATCTCATCGATGTTCATGCCGACTTTGATATTTGCGACTGTTATCGTTTGCGCCATTTACCTCGCTCCTAGTCCAAACATCGCCTTGACCTGTCCCGCTATTTGCGTCGATGCTTTAGCCGCTTGCTTGAGCATCGTTTTTGCGCTCCGTTTTGGCCGCTTGTAGCGACTCGGCATGAAGTCGGCTACCTCCGGCATGGCCTGCCCTGCCCTAGCGAATAGGGGTAAATTGATTGCGTGGACGATGGACGCAGTTTGCTCCCATTCTTCGCCGATAGGCTCGATGGAGTCAAACGCTATCCACTGATCCAACGCCCCCGATGGTAGGCTCTTCATCCATGCCATCGGGTCAACAATCCCCCAACGCAACGCAAGCCGAAAAGCGATTGCTAGCCGCCGGTTGCGTCTGATTTTTTTGCTAAGGCTTCGATCTCCTTCGCATCGTATTCAGTGAGCTTTAGGGCCTCTTCGTATAACTTGCCGATGGTCTGACGCGGAAGCGGCTTGAGCGAATCGCTATCCATAACTATCCGCTCGCCGTCCTTACCTACCAAGCAATAAGACACAAGCAACCTTCGATGCTTCGCAAAATCGAACTTGTCGCCCGACTGCATTTGCACTTCCATATCTGCTGCATCCGATTCGCATAACTCACGAAGCGTAAAAACTTCCGAACCGATACGAATCTCGATTGTTCGCAGGGGACGCGATGCAGCCGCCAAGAATCTATCTAGCTCGCTACTCATCGTCGTCCCCCTCGCTCAGAATACGCGTCGCTTCTTCTACGAATTGACGCGAAAATTGTTCAGGTGGCTCGATGTCCATCTGATAGCCCAAAGCGTTCATCGCTTGCATCTCGATCGATGCCATCTCTCCCTCAGTCAATTGGTCGTGAGGAAAGTTGAACAAGGCTTGTAGCTGCACCTTCTCGCCGTGTGGCAAGTAACCAACTAGCACCCCATCGAAAAGCACTTGAAACTGCGCCAACGGGATCGTAACCCCGTCGGCCCTTAAACCCATCTGCTGTTGCAAAGAAAACATAAACGCCCCTTACTAAGCCGCTGTAAAAGTCAAAGCCGTTGCACCATCGAACTGCAACGTGTAACTACCTCGCATAATAACACCCTTTTCACACGAGGGGAATTTCACGTTCTTGACGAATGCCGTTCCCTGGACGCTTCCGGCTCCTGGGAATGTCAAGGTAACGCTAATCCCTGCGTATGGCTCCGATGTCGGAATCATTGCGGTTGTAATCGGTGGAGCGGCTCCGAGCCAATTGAATTCGATTTCAATTTCGGGATTCTTTCGCAAGTCGCTTGGGCGCAACTTTTCGTAAAGAGTGGTTCCCAAATCAGTGATGTCCAACGCATCGACCGAGATATTGAAATCCCCGATGCGAGTGATCTGAGTAGTCACCAAACCAGTCCCCGAGATGGTTGCCCCCAACCCGGTATCTGCAACTGTTAAAGCTGGCATGCCTAAGGCTCCTTGTAATGCACCAAGAGATCGAAACTAACCAGATACCGATGCTCTTGGTTGCCATCGGTTGGAGGATCTTGCATATACTCATCGCCGCTGTCGAAGTCCACGCCGCAAAACGTGTAGCCATCAACAACACCGCGAAACGAATCAATTCCAGTCTCACGAATCGCTCGGCTGATTGCACTCGCTGCTGTTCGAGTCAGTGCAAAGCATTCGAGCGTTATTCGTGCATGTGCGGACTTGCCTAAACCGCTTACCATGTGATCGCGTTGAGTGGAGATAACGTAATAAATCACCGCTGGTAGCGTTGCTTTTTGCACAAGTACGTCAGGGTACATACGCTGACCTATAAGCGTTGATACGCTCGAGTAGGACAGTAGTTTTGTACGCAACGCTTCGCCGATCGCTGACATTACAGTTCCCCGCTGATAACGCCGATGGTTCTCGCTGCTGCTTCGCTCGAACCGCTGACGATTCGCACAACCTTCACGCCCTCGAAGACGTTAGGATTCAGTGCGATGTAGCGGCTGGTATTGACTGCTACGCTGTACTCTGTGCCCTCGTTGTAGAGTGGGTAGAAGTTGGTTCCTTGGTCCGCTGACGCTTGAAACTTAAACGTCGCCCCTGTCAGCCCCGATGGAGTGATGATCGCAAGCGGTACGCTCGCGCCTCGCATCGTCAATGCTGTTGAGGTCGTACCGCTCGAAGCGATAGTTACGGTGTCCGTGAGTGTTACGTTTTTAGCCAATTCTCAACTCCTTAATTTCTTTTTGCAGTTGGTCAAGGAATGCCGCTTCCGCCTGCGTCCTCGTTTGGTCATACGCCCGAACTGGTGCCCGTTCGTTGTTGGGGAAGTTAGCCGTTTGTGGATCCGCTCCCACGGTTGCATAGTATTGATTCCCGCGACGCGAAGTCCTCAAAACCTTCTGTCCCTTTTTCCCCCAAAGATTCCGTGTGTACGTTGTGCCTTTTTTATACGGCATGACGAATTGCTGCTTGTTGCCTTTTGGGTATTGAGCACCGATCCACACGGCCACGCCGCTTTTGCCTACCTTGTGGCCGATGTGCTTGCGGGAATCGTTGCTAAATGCTGGATTGTTTTTAAACTTCCTGCTCCACCGATTACGGCTACCGCTTTCGCGGGATGATCTCGATAGCGGCTCCGTTGCTCGTGCAATAGGCTTTGCAAACTCCCCCAAGCATCGACCGAAAGGCCCGTTGCGAAGCGTTAACGGGATCGCTCCGATTGCCTTGATTAAGTCCATGTTGATTTCAATCTTGCTGCTCATTACATCACCACCGAGCAAATAAGGTCGATGTATCTGCGTAGCCCATCGACTGGGTTAATGTGCGTGATGCCGTATCGCTCACCATCGTATTGTACGCTCATCGTCGTATCGTATCCGCTTCGATAGCGGACGCGAAAAACTGCTCGGGTTCCCGCTTCGAGTTGACGCCCTCGCATCGATTCGGTTCCGCCCGTTGGGTAGTATTCGCAAGGTTCGCCGACAACGTAGTTTGTCCAAGACACGCTAGGCTGCCCAGACGCGTCCTGCGTCTCTGTCTTTTGTTGGATCGTGCATCGCTGGCGAAGTCTGCCAACGCGTAAATCTTTAGGGCGTCCGCTCATGGGTAACTACTCCGCATGTAACGACGAACCAACATCTCGTACGGTCGCATTGTTTGCAGTGCTTCCGACATGAGCATGTCCCGATTTTCGAAGTAGTGAGCCACTAGCAATTTTATAGCCGCTTTTGCTGCCTCTGGTACGCTCTGCCCGTCCTGCGAATATCCGCATTTGTATGTGATCGTCCAAGCATCCCAACGCGATGAGGTCGCCGGTAGGCTTACTTGGTACGCAAGCCTGAATTGGTCAACATGCAATTGGTAAAGACTACTCGATAGCGTTTGCAATGCGTTGTTGCCAT